TGAAGTTCCACCTATTATTCCACCTTGTTCTATTCACGTAGCCTTTTTAAACAAAGGATCAACAAATGTAAAGATAGGTGGTATACCTTGGGGTCGTACAACTGATAGTGCTGATTCAGGTGCAATGATACTCACTTCTTTAAATGTATTAGTAAATGGTCTGTAAAGTCATATAAATATAGTTATGGCCTATTCAAACTATGACGCAAGTACAACGAATCAAAGTAAACGATCAAACCGTATTTACAAAGATTTGAATTTAAACTTTACTAAAAATCCTGCTACTAAAGATGTTGCAAGATTATTTGATGTACAGGCAATTAAGAGAGCTGTTAAGAATATAATCTTAACTAACAAATATGAAAGACCTTTTAATTCTGACTTTGGTTGTAATTTAAGAGGTTTCTTATTTGAGAACATGACCGAACCTATGATGGTAATCATCAAAGATAGAGTCGCAATGGCAATTGAGAAATACGAACCTAGAGTTTCAGTAGAAGATGTAGTTGTTCGGGAAGATGAAAATAATAATGGCATAGACATTATGGTTTCTGTTTTAATTAATGGTGCAGAAGCTCCTATTTCAATATCAACATTTTTACAAAGAGTAAGATAAAATGGCAAGACAACACAACCTAGAAATTTCAGAATTAGATTTTGAAAATATAAAAGGTGCACTTAAAAGATTTTTAGCAAATCAAAACGAATTTAAAGATTACGACTTTGAAGGTAGTTCAATGGCAATATTGCTTGACCTACTTGCTTACAATACACACTACTTGGCTTACAATGCAAACTTCGTAGCAAACGAAATGTTTATGGACACAGCACAGTTAAGATCAAGTGTTGCGTCATTGGCTAAATTAGTAGGTTACACACCTAACTCTGCTAGATCACCAATCGCTGATTTAAAATTAGTAATCAACGATGGTACAGGTGCTTCAATTACAATTCCTGCAGGTACAAAATTTACTTCAGCTATAGATGGTTTAACTTATACGTTTGTTTCAGTATCAGACAAAGTTGTACAACCAGTTGATGGCGTTTATACAGCACAAAGTTTAGAAGTTTACGAAGGTACATATGTTACCTATGCTTACACATATGACAGCCAAGATATAGATCAAAGATTTTTAATACCTAGTGATAGAGCAGATACAACTACAATAAAAGTTGTAATACAAAATAGTGTTTCAGATGTAACACAAAGTACATACAAAAAAGCAACTTCAATAACAGAATTAGATGGCGATCAAAAAGTTTATTTCTTACAAGAAGCTGAAGATGGTCAATTTGAAATATACTTTGGTGATGGTGTGATAGGTAAAAAACTAGAAGATGGTAATATAATTAGTATTAGTTATGTTGTAACAAACAAAACAGAAGCTAACGGTGCAACTGCATTTACATTAGCAGGTTCTATTTCTGGATTTACAGATGTAACTACAACAGTAAACTCATCAGCACAAGGTGGTGCTGAACCTGAAAGTTTACAAAGTATTAAATTTAATACACCTAATTTTTATGCGTCACAAGATAGAGCAGTTACAGTAGAAGATTATAAATCAAAAGTAAAACAACTTTATGCTAACACTCAATCAGTTAGTGCTTGGGGTGGTGAAGACGCTGAAACGCCATTCTATGGTAGAGTTTATCTTTCTATTTTACCAACAAGTGGTTCTAATTTAACAGACGCTACAAAAGAAAGAATAGTAAAAGATTTAAAAAAATATTCAGTTGCTTCTGTTACACCAGTTATCATTGATCCTGAAACAACAGATTTATTGATTACATCTAACGTTAAGTTTGATGAAACTAGTACACCAAAAACTGCCGACACAATTAAGTCAAATGTAATTACAACTTTAACAGATTACAACGCAAATACTTTACAATCGTTTGATACTATTTTTAGATTTTCTAAACTAACTGGTTTAATAGACGAAACAGATCAAAGTATTTTATCAAACATAACTACAATTAAAATGAGAAAGTCTTTTGTACCAACAATAGGCAGTTCTACAAAATATACAATTAACTTTGCAAACGCATTATACAATCCACATTCAGGTCACAATTCTGCCTCAGGTGGTATTTTAGAATCAACAGGATTTAAGATAGATGGTAATACAACAGATATATTCTTTTTAGATGATGATGGTCAAGGTAATGTTAGAAGATATAAAATGGATGGTTCTGTTAGATCATATGCTAATAGTACACAAGGTACAATTAACTATTCATCAGGTTTAGTAGAAATAAACTCTTTAAACGTTTCTAATATAGAAAACGTAAGAGGTGCAGCTTCAACAATTATAGAAGTTACGGTTAAACCTAATTCAAACGATATTGTTCCTATCAGAAATCAAGTATTAGATATTGATGTTGCAAATAGTTCAGTTACAGTTGAGGCTGATACATTAGTAGGAGGCTCAGCAAACGCTGGTATAGGATATACCACGACTAGTAGTTATTAGATGAAATGGCCAACTTTAAAGATAAAATATCAAACCTTATAAACTCACAAGTACCTGATTTTGTACTTGAAGACCACCCATTATTTTTAGACTTTATAAAAGCATATTATCAGTTGATGGAATCAGCTGAAATCAAATTAACTAACATTGGCGATCCAGATCATTTAGTATTAGAAGGTACAACAGCTGCAAAGATTGTACTTGATGGTACAAACGTAAGTAAAGATGATGGTGAAGATAACGTACTTTTAGAAGATACAAGTTATGGTGATTTTATAAATGGTGAAACAATTACAGGTTCTACATCTGGTGTAACGACAACAGTAATAATAGAAGACGTTGATGGTGGTGGTCGTTTGTTTGTTGCTCATCAAAACAAATTTATAGAAGGTGAATTAATAATAGGTTCGTCTTCAGGTGCTGAGGCAACTATAGGTAAATATAGAGCAAACCCAGTTCAAAATATTCAACAACTTTTAGATTATGCTGATGTAGATAAATCAATATCAGGTTTCTTATCTAAATTTAGAAATTCTTTTTTAACTTCAGTACCTGATACTTTACATGGTGATATTGATAAAAGACAACTAATAAAAAATATTAAATCGTTGTATCAGTCAAAAGGTACAAAACGTGCAAGTGAAATATTTTTTAAATTACTATTTAATGAAGACGCTGAAATAAGATATCCTAAAGATGAAATGTTAAGAGTGTCTGATGGTAAATGGGATACTAAAAAAATAATTCGTTGTTTAGCATTAGGTACTTCAGAACCTACAAATCTTATAGGTCAAACAATCACACAGGCAAACAATCCAATTAGTGCCACCGTAAACGAAGCAACTGCCATAGTAGAAGACGTATTTAAATTTCTAATAGGTGGTGTAGAAGTTACTGAATTAGTTATAGGTGATGATTCTGTTTCTGGTACTTTTGTTGCTGGGGCAACAATTACAGGTACAGATAGTACAGATGATGACGTTTTAGTTTCATTAACAGTTTCAAAAATTATAGACCAAAAAACAATTACAAATGATGGTGCATTATATAACGAAGATGATACTGTTGAAATAACAGCAGGTGGTTCTGGTGCAAGTGTTAAAGTTGGTACAATAGGACCTGGTACAATACAAGAAGTATTAGTAGATACAGGTGGTACAGGTTACGCTGTAGGTGATACAGTAAATTTTGGATCAGGTAATGCAACTGCAAAAGTTTCAGTTGTAAATGGTGGTGTTACATTAGAGTCTGGTACAGGTACAGGTCAATTAATATTAGAAGATGAAACAGGTAAGAATGACCAATACTTTGGTAACAAAGTTGTACAAGAAGCTGGTTCAGGTAACGAAGATATTACAGATATTAGAATGATTGAGTTTGGTAATGGTTATACATCTTTACCTAGTGTGACGGTTACGTCATCTGGTGGTAGTGGTGTAAAACTATTAGCATATGGTTCTGAAATAGGTCGTGCATTAACAATGAAAGTAATTGAGTCTGGTTACAACTATCAAGCAAGTCCTGCACCTACAATAAAGTTACCAACTTATATTTTATACAATGGTCTTTCAGGTGGTTTAACTGAAGGAGAAACAATAACTGGTGGTACTAGTAGTGTTACTGCTGAGATAGTTTCTATAGATACTACTTTACAAATTGTAAAAGCAAAAAATCATAGTGGATCATTTGTAGAGGGAGAAACAATTACTGGTGGTAATGGCGCCACATTTACTGCATTAAGATTACAACAAGCAACTGGTACGCTTTCAACAGGTACAGTTGTAACTACAGATGGTACTTTTATAAACGAAGATGGTTGGGTATCTGAAAACTCAATGAAAGTACAAGACAGTTTATTGTACCAAGATTATTCATACATCATAAAAGTTGGTAGATCAATTAATGAATGGAGAGATAGTTACGTTAAAACTTTACACTCATCTGGTTTCTACTTTCAAGGTGAGATTGCTATACAGACAAGATTAAACTCACAGATTAAGAGAATAACAGGACTAAACTCTGGTGTAGAAGGTATCTTAAAAACTATGCTTACAAGAATTTACTCAAAACTTGTTGGTCGTAGATTGGGTACAGAATCAGATGGCACAAGTTTAAGAGCAAACGCAAACGAGGTAGTATCTGCTGACTTTGATACAGATACAATAACTCAATTTGCAAAAACAACAAGAGATGTAACTTTAAAAACACAACCTCTTAATATAAATTATGTAAGTAGAGTTAGACGAGATTTAAACAATGTAAATGTTAGACAAGGGTTTGCATATGCAGGACCTAGATTTGGTACAATTAATAAAATGATTCAAACAGCGTTTGGTCTTACAGCTAACGGTACACCTAGTAGTAGTGGTATTACATTTGCACAATTAAGTGGTATTAAAGTACAAGGTACTAGAA